CTCCAATGTGCACTCCAAGAATGGCACTCTTTCCATTTTGTGTAATAATAGGTGACATACACATACCATTGAAGGTATTCATTCCATTCAAAGTATAGTGAGAGCCAGCAAAATTAGTAAAACCATTATGCAAAGCATCCACATACTGCCAAAACAAATCAGTGGTAAAACCACTACGATCTGGTTTCAATCCAACCATCTTGCAGGTCATCGCTACCTTACAAGGAGATTCCATAAAAAACCCGGTAATATCCTTAAAATCACCTGAATTAGGAACATAAGCAATAACCGCATCCTTATTCGGCATGCGATAGACCAATTCCGGATTCAACACAAAACGAATCTTCCTACCATTAAACAAAATAGTAGCAAGAGTCGGCGACGCTGGTAATAGATGTAAAGGAAACATCACAATATGCGTCTTCAATATAAGAGCATTAGAAAAAGTTTCCCCAATCTCAATTTGAGCTATGACTTTCTGCATAGCTTTAACACCGGCATCATCTCCAAAGAACGACTGATTAATTTTAGGTAGAACATTGGCATCCTTATTCCAAGGATTAACTTCAGCATCCCTATTCCTAATATCTTCAACAGTTTTCGGTGCTAGCATACCCTGTACATTAATGGAATCTTTCAAAGCCTTAACGACTTGAACTACTCCATACAACACAGTCAAACCAGCAAAAATTCCGCAAGCATAGTGCACATGCTTTTCTCGAGCTGAGATAAAAGCCTTGTGCAAAGAACCACGTCGTTTGCAAATTTCCTCCATGTAGGCATTCTGCCTAGCAACTTCCAAATTGCTCAATAGTGTCATGGTATAAACTCCACCGATTGTGAAATAAATCACAAACAAAGCGGGGCAAAGGAACAACCAAAACACACAACCTAACAAAAATTGAGCTACAATAGCTCTCCTTGCCTTCTTAACATCCTCAACCAAAAAGGAAGAACCAGTCCACAAAACAAACACTTTTGCATAAGGATGGGACATTATGCTCTCAGGCATCCAGGAAGTCCAATAAGCATAAGGCGATTTCCAGAAGTCATTACATGCTTTAAGCATATAATCGACAGCCAAATCTTCAACCTTAGTCTCAAAAGACAATTTCTTCAATCCAAAGTCCAACTTAGCTACCGCAACCTTATCAGTTATCACCTTAGCAATGCGATCTCCAAATTGAGGATCAAGCTCACAATTGCAATCATGCGAACACTTCGAGCACTTTTGACAAAAGTGAACAATATCCGACGGTTCCTTAAAAGAATCAACAATGCTACATTGCGAAGCACTGTGAATCTTCACCTTTTCCACCAAATACGACATATACTCGTAAATAGAAATATCCTTTTTAATAATCTCAAAATTATTGAAACTCTGCGAATTGTTAGAGTTTCCCAAAGGCTTCTTAATCGTAACGAGCCAAATATCATTAACTTGGTCCAAACTCCCGAACTTCTGGAGGACTTTATATGAATCCAACATATTGTCCGTCAAAAATTCAGGACGCACATTAAGCTCAACATGCGTATGAGCACGCCTCAAAATAGAC